GATACGGCGCGATACGTGCAGTTGCTGCTTAGCGGTCAGCCGCCCGATAGAGTACTGGGCGCCGTTCAGTTCAATTTCACGCGCCATGGTCAGTAGGTCCCCAGCATGCCTTCGATTCGGCCAGCGTCGAATACCCATTCGACGGTGCCGCCCTCGGTGGCGTAGGTCAGATCCGGCACCTTCTTGAAGGCGCAGAAGATGCCAACGATTGCATCGTTCGCGACGGACTGGGTCACAGTGATGACGTTCTTGCCCCACAGTCGACTGTCGAGCTTCTGGGCGTTGTACAGCGCCATCAGCGTCCGGTTGATCGGCGCGGTCTTCAGATACCGCAGGGTGATCTGGCCCGAATTGTCCGCGCGCAGGCTGTGCTGAACGCTGCCGTCCGAACCGACTGTCATGGCGTTCTTGTCGTTGGCCATGGCAACAGTGATGCCCTCTTCCGCCGTTGCCTCGCCATAGCCAAGCGAGAACGAACCGCCCGGCCCGGTGATGGACGCCTGGACATCGATAAACGAATAGGTGCCGCCTTGCATGGTCTCTTTCCCCTATCAGCGGTTCACGTTGACCAGGATGTCAACGGTGTGGATGGCGCCGGCTTCCTTCGCCGCAACCTGGAACGCGACGGACTTGCGCGCTTCGCGGTCGGCCTGCGACTGAAGCGCGATCGGCGGCGCATAGACGTAGTAGCCCTTGGCCAGCGTGTCGCCTTGCTGCAGCGCGCCGAAACCGTCCGAATTCCAGATGCCCGGGGCCAGATAGCCGTTGTTCACAGCGGCCGCGCACGCTTCCTCGATCTTGGTGGCGATCAGCGCATTACCCGCGTCGGTCTGCGGGACCTTCGTCTTGCTCTGGTACAGCAGGTTGTAGACATCCGTCTGGATGCGATTGCGGAACCAGATCGAGTTGTAGATCGAGTCGATGAAGATGCCGCTCGGCGTCACGCCGTACTGCACGATGGCCGTGTCGTTGTCGTACTCGACGAATACATTGCCGCGCTTGTCCTGCAGCACATTGGCCTGCGTGCTCGACAAGGTCTCCGGCACGATGCCGGGCTCCTGCTTGTACATCAGGGTGATCGTCGTGTTGTTGGCGTTGAAATTCGTCGTCAGCAGCCGGCCGAACAGCGACGCCGCGGCGTACGCGCTGGTGCTCGAATACTGCGCGAACGAGTACTTGTAGCCCTTGGCCTTGAAGCGAGACAGCAGATCGGTGGTGGCCGTGCCGTCCAGCGCCTGCGGTTCCTGCGTTGTCGCCCCGTAGATGTGGCGCTGATCCGCCTCGATCAGGTCGGCCACGGCCACGTGCTGGTCGTTGGTCAGCGACGTGTCGGCGAACTGGATGCCCAGGAACTTGTTGGCGAATCGGTCCAGGAAGATGTTCACGCACGTGTCGGGCGATTCCGCGACGATGCCATCCACCGGCGCCGAAGCCAGCGCGCTTGTCATGCCGAGCATGGTCGAAATGTCGGTGCCAGAGCCGGTCGGCGTGGCGTAGCCGATCTTCGAGCTGGTGCCCGTGGTCGGCGAGGTGGCCACGAACTGCGACCCGTTCCAGACGAAGCCGGCACCCGCCAGCGCGGTTTGGATAATCGTGGCCACACCGTTCAGGTTGGTCACGCCCGAAAAATCCAAGGCAGACAAAGTCTTGACCGTTGCGTCCACCGTGATCTTGAACGAGCCGGCCGTGACCGCCTTCCACACCGTGATGTCCTTCTGGGCGGTGGACAGCGCCGCGCCGCGGAGCGAGCCAGACGAGGCCGTCTTTGCCCAGCGGCCGATATACAGTTGCGACGGCTGGGGCGTCTGCTGAAAGTAAAGCAACGCGGCCAGATACTCGGGCGCAGTGTTTCCGAATTCGCTGCCCACGGCATCGATAGTGCCGTACGAGCGCATGCGTTCGTTAGTGTCGATCACCGCCGACGCGCCCAGGATGAGCTCCGTGTTCAGGTTTGCGCCCTGCGCCGCCAGGGGCGACATGTTGATGGTGACGTTGATCAGCCGCGAAACGGGCAGTCCGTTGGACATAGCTACCCCCAGAATGAAAAAAGCCCGCATAAGCGGGCTCTCCTATTTGAAAACGGTGGAGGTTCTGAGATCAGAAACTCCATTGCGAAATGCAGAACAGCACGACGTCAACCACAGCAAGGCAGACGGCGAGAACTACGAAAATAATCTTGAAGAATGCTTCTGCGCCCTCCCCAACATTTTTCGCGAATGCCACGGTGACAAAGATGGCGTGAGAGATGACCAACGCGAGAAAAATGACCGATACAGGCTTGTTCTTGCCGAGGAGGTGCCATGCATATGCGGCTTGGCAAAGGGCAGCAGCAGCCACCTCAACCGACGCGACCATGAAGCAGCGCTTCATGAATGTTTGAGCTTGCTGCTCAGTTCCCCTCGCGTAGATGCCAAAGCCACCAATTAACGTCGCAAAAGCCGCAAACATGGCAGGCATGTAGCCAAGCGCATACTCAGCCAATTTTTGATGCGGCTGTGGTGGCGTCGCTCCCGCCCCAGCATGCCAACCATCTGCCGCCAAGAACGGGAGAGGTACCGCGACGATAACCAGGCAAACGAGCACCCACCACGGCGCCTTTGCTTTCCAAACATCGGTGAACCCATCGTCCTTTACTGGCGCCACCAAAGACATGTTTCGACTCCCTTATCAGCTTTTCAGATGTGCGCATTATGCAACACGCCCGACAACCTCATGCCCGCGAATTGGGGAGGAAATCTGCTCTATTCTCCGGCCATGTCTTCTAGATCGATTGCAGAATCGTGGGTAATGGATGATTGCGCCGACAACAGGTTGCGGACCGGATAAGTCCGGGTGATCTTGCGGCGCAGGGTCAGCGTCAGGTCGTATCGCCGATTCCACTGCTGGTTGATGAGCGCCGGCGCGGCTTGAATGTCGCTCGCTCTCACGAACTTCATGCCGCTGAGCGCCAGCTGCTCGCTGTTCTGGGGAATGGACATGCCGTCGGCCAGGCGCTGGGCATATCCCTTCGCGGCCGGGCCGTAGAACGAGCACAGCAGGTCAATCTCCTGGTGCCGGATGTAATCGTCGCTGCCGTCTCCGTCCCCTTCATGCTGGATGGCCGGGCTGGCATCGTTCGCCTGCCTGTTGACCCCTATGGCACACCAGTTCTCGGACGGCTCTGGCTGCTTCGGCACCGTCGTCTGCCAGCGCGGGCGAACCATGGCGCCAGGCAGGCCAGTGACGCCGGCAACCAGTTCCTGCAGCAGATCATCGAGCGCGTCGTCTTCGAGCGGCACCGGCGCCGTCGGCGCAAGGTAGCCGCCGGTGGCGCTGGTGTTTGCCATGAATTACCCCGAAAGCGGTTTCAGATCGCAGACAGCGGCCACGAAGCCGTGCCCGAAGTGGCTGTAGTCGTTGACGCTGATCACGGTGTAGGTCCGGCCCTGCCAGATCACCTCGTCGGCGTCCTGGCCGGGGCTCCCATCAATCAGCCGGAACGGCGTGTGCAGCGTGATCGAGCCGGTGATCAGGCTACCGTCGGAACCGCGCTGCAGGATGTCGCCCTTGTCGCTGGTAACCACCGCGGCGAAGGTCGTAGCCGTCGGCGTGTTCTGCGCGCGGCCGTGCCCGTCGACTGTCTGCGCCATCCGGTTGCACACCAGGCCGGTGTCCATGAAATCCGGATCGAGCAGCACGTCGACGACGTCGAGTAGTGCCATGGGTCACTTCCTTTTTCGAAGCACGTAGGTGATCGAGTTGCGGTATTGCGCAGTGTCTACCAGCGGCTTGGCCAGCTCGGTGCTGGGCTGCTGACCGGCTGCGCGGGACGCCAGCTCTTCCTTCGCGCCCTTCCTTCCGCGCCGGGCTCGGTTGCGCAGCGTGGCCTCGCTCAGAGCCGGGCCGATACCGCTGTTGATCAACGCTCGAACCGAGGACTGGGCAGCCAGGCCAGCCATGCTCATGCGCCGCTTGGCGCCGTCAAGATCGCCGTCCAGTGCCGCCTCGACACCCTTCTGCAACTGCGGCAAGGTCTTCGGCTGAGCGGCGGCGACGCCTGGAACCAGGTGGGGACGCGCCGGCAGGTTGATCTCCGGCGCCCCGTTCTCCTGGATGTATCCGATTTCGGCGTTGCTGAGCGGCGCGCCCTCGTCCTTGCGGCCGGCGGTGCTGTCGGGCACGCCGACAAGGACTTGCTCGTCGACCAAGCCGTTGATGGACTGAAGCACCTGCTTCAGCCTGTCCACCTTCATGATGCCCATGGGATATCTCCGATGGGCTGGCGCGGCTACAGCTGCATGCCGCCTGCGCCCATCAGTCTGGCGAGAGTGAGGAACCGGACGCCGTAGGTCGTCAGGTTCCACATACCTGCGTCGTCAATGGTCGCCGCGCCCGTGTCGTAGCTGGCGCTGACCTTGTCGACCGCCTTTGAAGATTGCGGGCCATTGACCTGGCCCGGGATGCCGCCCACGCTCGCCGAAGCCTGATCGCGGGCAGCCAGCACGAGGTGGTGCGCCGTGCAGAGTTCAATGCCCTGGTCGGTCAGCACACCCCATCGGTCGGGGTTCACTAGGGACACCGAGACGGTCAGCCAGAATTCGACAGACGCGTCGGAGTACTTCGTCGGGTCGGCGAATTCAGGAAAATCGGCTCTGAACTGTTCTGGTGTCATAAGTGGTTGGCTGATGCCCCTCGCGAGGCATCATACCCCGTCACTTCTTGGCGGTCTTGGCCGCAGCTTCGGCCGCTGCCTTCTCGGCCGTGGCCAGCGCCTGCTCACGCGCGGCCAAAGCGGCTTCGCGCTGGTCCAGCTCTACGACGCGCTTGGCAACAGCGGCTTCGCGATCGACCAGCGACTGGGCCTTCGCTTCCTGCTCTTCTCGGACGCTCTGCAGAATGCCATGGCTCTCTTTGAGCGCCTTCTCGCGCTCGTCCAGTTCCTTGGCCTTGCCTTCCAACTCGGCCAGCAGCTCGTCGGCCGCCGCGCTGGTATCCGGGTCAGCTGCCGGCTCTTTGCCGATGTGCGCCCGGGTGTACCAGTGCTCGGCAATGTCCGCCTCCACGGTGTGGTTGCCCACCGTGAATTCGTGCTTCTGGCCCTCGTGCTGCAGCGTGAACGCCTTCTCGACGTAGATCTTCTTCGGCATGTTGCTCTCCGATCAGATGCCGTCGCGGTAGGCGACCGTTTCGGGATACACGAATTCCAGCGACCCCAGGCGACCGAAGTACGTGGTCATCTGGTAGATGCTGCGATATTCGAGCGGCGTGCGCTGCAGCGGCACCAGCGGGAAGCGTACGCGCTTGCGATCCTGCGTGTACGCGACCATGCGGTCCTTGTTGGTTGCTCCGCGCTGGAACAGCCACTTCAGCGGCTGGATGTCCAGCGGACGGCCATTGATGCTGTTCGCGATACTGTTCTGGCGCAGGAATTCCAGCACCGAGATGTTGCCGGCGCTCGACACGAGCGTCGACACCAGCTTCGAGTACTTCAGCGGCGGCAGCAGCAACTTCGAGGGACACACCGCGAAGCCAGACGCAGTCCAGGAACTGGTCAGCAGCTCGTTCACGTCGTCCAGCATCTGCTGAGGCGTGGCGGTGGCCCAGTTGCCGGTCTGGGCGTTGGTGTTGTTCGTCACCACGGGGCTGTTCACTAGGCCATACACGCCCAGCAGCGAGTCGCCGATGTACACCTGTTCGTCAATGTCCATGTTGTACTTGAGCTGCATGCCCTCGTACTTCTGGCTATCGACCGGTCGGCCCAGCTTCTGGGCGGATTCGAGCTCCGGAATGGTCCAGCCCAGTTCCATGCCCCACAAGTGCAGCGGCTGCGCCGTCTTGCCGATGTCGAGCGCGATGCCTTGGATGGAGTTGGCGTCCTTGCCGATCCAGCTCTTGCCGCCCGGGGAAGGGCCGCCGGCCGCGGCGAACGACGAATTCGTGAAGGACGACGTTTCATCCGCAATGGAGACGTCTTCACGCAGGTCAATGTCGCGCGACCAGGTCACCGACGCCAGGGGTGCGTGAAGCTCCTGATCCAGACGTTCCAGCTCGCCAACGAGGAAGGCGCCGGCTGAGTCGATCGTCTGCCGATCAAAGGTGTGCAGCGCGTCTTTGGTGCGAGCACGAACGATACGGCGCGTCGCTTGC